GTTTGCTGTGCTCGAAGGGCCGGTGCATCTGAACGGCGATGACTGGCTGAGGGTCGAGGGCGGCTGGATGTGGAGCCATTCGCTGAGTGTGGTGTGTGCGACCGCAACGCCAACGGCCACGCGAACCGCGACCGCGACGAGCACGCCGAGGGCGACGAGTGGGCCACAGGTGACGCCGACCCGGATAGAGCGGAACTTGCTTTGGTGCAAGAGAGGCAGCGTAACGGTTGTGCCTGGGGAGCGTGACCGAGTGGAGTGTGATACGCCATGAGCATCAACCATCTCGCAGCACAACTACCCGACTCCCCGGCCAAGCGGCGCAAGCCCAAGCGCGTTATCAGCCGTAACCACTTCATCCGGATAGGCAGACTCACGCCGCGCCAGGATGAGGTGATGAAGCATATCGCTAAGGGAATGACACAAGGCGACGTAGCCGAGCTGTTGAAAGTCAGACCGGCGGTAATCAATCATCACATGCTCAACATCCGCATTACCTACGGGGCCAAGACTACGGCTGAGGCGGTGGCGATGTGGGCTGGGGAGCAGAGTGCCAAGTCTAACGGCAATCCCCCGGAGTCAAAAGTATGAGGCTCAATCGAAACAGAAGGCGCTGTACACGAGTTGTACAGTGGCGAAAGGTCATCAACGATTTACCCCACGTAGGCGACGAAAAACCCTCTCTACGCCAGATGACTCAGGCGCTCAACGAGTGGGCAAAAGAACGCGGTTGTAAGCCGTGTCTGACTCATGCAGACGTGGCACGATTGTTGGCCGGAGCGAAGCCGAGAGACAAGGATAAGCGCCGGGCGTTGGGTCTGCTGCCGGTAGTGCGCCCACCGCGCCGCATCTGGGAGCGCTGCGCCCTCGACGTGTGGCGCATTGTTTGGGGAGAACGGAAGCCCGCATGAAATACTACGCCTTCCTCGCCTTCGCCTTCGCCCTCCTGGGCGGGATGGTTGCCTGCTCATGGCCGGTCATCGCGCCAGCGGTTCACCTGGCCTTCCTGTTCGTCATCCTGGTGGGGGCGCTGAGTGGGGGAGTGAGTATATCGGTGCTGTTCATCGGCTTCTCGTTCTGGCGGGTGAGGGAAGCAAAGGCCAGCGCCCAGATTGCCGAGAGCGCTTCAGTGTTCGCCGCCGAATTTTCTTCGCCCATCATTCGGACTGATACCAAGACGGAGAACCTGTGGCTGAAGGGTTACCTTGACCTGGGCTGGTTAGGCTCGACGCTAGGCACGATGTCGCTTGAACGGATGCGCCCTTACTTCAAAGACAACGCGCAGCGCCTATGGACTCACATGGTCAATCAGTTGAAGGCCAAAGGTTATGCGAAGGTCGAGACACGCTATACAGACGGTGGGCGCCCGTACAAGGTGACGGTGTGGGTGGGTAGTTACCGGGCCTTCTTCCGGCGCATGATGACCGGCGACCTTGTTTTGTCCCCCTGCCCGAGAATGGCTCCGCCCGTCATCTCGACCGGAATGCCGCAAGTGGAAACGACGGAAACGACGGAAATGCCTGAAACGATGGAAACGACGAGAGGGGTGTACAGGGGATGACCGTGGAGAAAGCCGTTATGTACATCAGCGTAATCATTCTATCGTCAATCATCGCTGTGAAAATACCCGAGCCGCACGACCCACGTCCCTGGCTGCGCCTGTTCTATCGGTTGGCCGCGTTCGTGTTCTGCGACGTGGCGGTGTTGATGGCGCTGACGGTAGCTGGGGTGTTGAGATAACTAGAAACGGCCAGCAGGCCGAGGAGTGACGAAGTGAACAAAACAGAACGAGCAAAAGCCGACGGCACGCCCGATACTTTGCGAGAGATGCTATTCAAGGCAGGCGCTATCGTTATAAGCCAGAGCCTTGCGTGGCAAATCATCGTCGCCAACCTTGACGCCGCCTTCGCCGCTGGCGCACTCGCCGGAGCGAAGGCGATGCAAGACGAACTGGCGGCCTACTGTGATACTCATACCCCTGGGTGGAGCGCTGGAAAAATAAAGATGGGCGATGCCCCCGAGCCACCCGCCCTACACGATGGGCAGGTATACGCCGCACACATCAGAACACTCGACCCCGCCGCCGTGGCGCAGGTCGTGACGGACGAAAGGAATGCGAAGTGACCGACAAATATCAAAGCAACGAACGCATCGACGCAAACAACAAGCCCACTCACGATTGGGGCGGAAAGGTGTTCAGTTGGGAGCGCAGCCTTGACCCCTGGCACGCTGATGCGTTCCCCGATGAATTCAAACACGCTGGCACAGGCGGCGAACGCAAGTCGGGATGGATGGGATTAGACTGGGGCGGCAACCCGATTATCTTTGTGCCCGATACAGATTAGGAAGGACAGGGAAATGACCGACCAACCCGTGACCCCCGCAGACGACAAGGACATAGAAGTTTGGGAACACTCCGGCGAACTCACGCTCACCGAGATGAATGAAATGGTCGCCCCGGCGCTGATTGCGAGAGTGCGAGCCGATGCCGCTGAACTCGAACGGCTGCGGGCAGAACTCGCTAAAGCGAAAGATGAGCAGCGCGTCGAATGGTTACGCGCCTTTGATGCAGATGTGGAGTTAATCAAGCGACGCAACGAGCTAGAAACGATGCTCGAGCGCCTCATTGCCCAAGAGCAAAAGACGAATGACGCCGAAGCGGCGCGGAAGGCGGATAATTCAGGCGAGAGTAAAATAGGAGCATGAAAAACAAGATGGGTCTAATCTTCGCTGCGCTGGTGGGCTGGTCGCTGTTGATGCTGTATTGCCTGCGCGATGCAGGGCTGGCAGATAACGGAGATTTCACGCGCTCGATGACGGTGGTCGCCAGCGAGCCGCTGGACATTTCACCTAACTGGCCCACTGGCAACGCGGCTTTGAGCCAGCGAAGATTCGATAACTACTGGATACAGTTCTGGAGGATGGACAACACATCAGCGCCGACCGACCCATCTTCGAGTGAGTTGATGTTTATCCTGGGTGGGCTCATCAATCGCCTCTTCAGTTCACCAAAAGTTTTAGATATGAACTACATGGCGCTGGCGTACTGGGGCATTGTGCCGCTGACGCTTGGGCTGCTGTGGCTGTGGGCGAGTCGGGCCGGGTATAGCCCACTCGTGTACGCTGCTATCGCAATCCCGGTCACGCTCATTCTGTCATCGGGTGATTATATAGTTTACTGGAAGTCGTTCTACCAAGAGGGCGGCATGATGGTGTACGCCGCCCTCTGCTTGATAACTCTGGTGTGGTTTGTCGAGAGCAAATCAATTCCGGCGTTCGCGCTTTGTGTTGCCTTCGGATTATTGGTGGGCACAAGTAAGCCTTCAGCCTTTTGGTTCCCAGCCGTGTTAGTTGGGGTTCTGGCTCTTGTAGTTAATGGCCGTCTTTTTAATATCTCTGTAGTCGGTGTTGGGGTTGTTCTGGTTTATGCCTCGCTGGCAATCCTCCCCGCCAAGTCATCAGCCGAAAACTTCAACCAGTTCAACGCGCTCCTCGATGGCGCTCTGCTGTTCAGTGATTGCCCATCGTGTCGGTTGGCAGAGATTGGCTTGCCTGAATGCGATTGCCTGATTGGTAAAACGGCGTTCAGTTCAGATGGTCGTGAGTTTCTAAACAAGCACGGAGCGGAGATTAGTTTCGCTTCATCGGCTCGCGTGATTATTGCCGAACCGGCTATCGCGCTGAGGGCCGTAATGTTCGCAGCCAACGCAATGCAAGACACATCGCTAGATAATCTTGGGCATTTCCCTGAAGGGCACGACGAGACGATTATTGGAAGCGACCGTGAGCGATTATTCCGTTGGGATAATTTGCCCTGGGCTACTCTGTTCTGGCCCGCCCTAAAGTATTATCTTTTCCCACGTGGGTGGTTTCTGATAGTTATGCTGCTGGCCGTGGCAATAGTTTCTGTGTTTAGCTTGCGAAGCGGTTCCCCGTTCGCTGTGGTGTGCCTGCTGTGTTCAGTGGCCTGTCTTGTGTCTATCGCGGTCGCCATCTTTGGCGATGGCCGAAACGATATCATCAAGCATTTGTTTATGTCAAACCTGATGTTTGATTGTGTGGTCGTGTCGGCCATTGCCTGGGCGGTGCTGCGCTGGTTTGCGAGTCCCGCTTAGGGATTTGTTAGTGGCGCTTCGGGCACGGGGGGAGTCACTTGATTTGCGGTAACTTCAATGGATAGCGGCCCTGGCTGTCCGTTGTGCCACACCTGAATCACATTCAGCGAGCAACCATCTTCTATTAGTATCGCCTTGATTCTTGCTTCGCATTTTGCCCGACGTTCAGCGCGGGCTTTGGCTGCGGCCTGCTCGGGGTCAGAAGTTAGCGGCGACGACTTTTGTAAGGTGTTGTGTGCTTTGTTTTTGTTAGGCATCGTTTCCTCTGTTTAGGGTGCGTATCTCAGCAACTTACCCCTCATCATCCAGGTGGCTACTCCAGCAACAGTGACAACTAAGTTATTCGCGGTTGCGCCACTGCCTGCGCCGGCGGTCATCGTCAGCCCAGATGTTCCTGTATCCGCCCTGAGCGCCAGTACGGTTGGTGAACCCACGTCAATTGCACCACCATTGAGGCGCTTGATTGTCAATTCGGCGTGCCAGGTCTTCACCAGGCCCGTTGAGGTGATTGCCATAATCCGCGCCTCAATATCCCACACCCGAAGTTTTGCCATTGGCTCCGATAAAATTATGACTGGCGTTACGTTGAGCGTGACAACCTTTCTGCTCAAAGGAATTTCCGTTACCTGCTCGTCCGGTGTTGCGTTGGCTGGCAGGTTCCCGCTCGGCAGGCGACGAGTCGACTCGTCTTGGTAATCGGCCCAGGCCTGGTCTAGTTGAGTCTGAGTTGGCTGTGACCCAGGCCCACGCCATTCAGCGATTGCGGTCTTTGCGGCGTTGAGTGTGTATTGTGCGGCTGGGTTGAATTGCCAGATGGCTAGGTCTAAATCCATTTATGGCTCCTTGACGAATAACGCCCGTGTATAGGTTTCCGTACCGAGACTGGAGTTGACTCCAAACCCGTAGGTAGTTGACGTTGTATCGCACTGATGTTGAACTTCGAAGGTTTTTGTTGCCGCAATAGTGAACCTGCCGGTAATGGTGGATTCCGATGATGAGGCCGACCCGCCTAGTTCCGAGCTGCCGGTAAGCGTCGTGGCTGTGTCAGTAATATTCTGTAATCGAGTTAGGTTTCGCCCGCAGTTAAAAATAGGGCAGCGAATATAAGCCCGATAAGTGCCGGCGGCTAACGTGATTTGGTTACTGGCGACACTGGCGACGCTCCCGGTATCCGACTTTTCGGTATTTAAATCTCGTGTGCGCCATGCCCCGCTCGTAAATGTACCGCCTGCCGTGCCTGATGATTTTTCGTCCACGATAAGCACGTACTCGTAAGTCCCGCCGCCACCACCACTGGCTGCCGCAATCGTCAAATCTATCTCGTCATCTGTGCTGTCATCGGATAGAGTCAGGGTGACATTGGTTCCCTCAATAAAATTCAGCCTGCGCCGGGAGTAGGTAGACCCGGTGGAATTCTTGCGGGCAATTGCGCCCAGCAGCGAAACGGTTCCAGCGCTGTCCTTTGCGGCGAGTTTGGTAAACCCGTCAACGTCTACAGAGTAGAGTGCGAGCTTATTACTAGCCGGTGAACTCGGCGCAGTAATTTCATTGAGAGTGACGTACCCAGCCCCCGACATTGCCCCAATCTCAAGGCCGCTGTCAGGTGAGTTGTCGCCGATGCCGAAGTTGCCGGCGTGATACGAGATACCGCCTTCGCTGTAGATGGCGAATGGGTTGGTGGAGCCCGACTGAGCATTCAGGCGCAGGCCGTAAGAAGTCGTAATTCCGCTCAGGCCCTGGTTCTCGATGTGGATGCCGGCTGATGTTGTGATAGTACCAGCAGACTTGACGGGCGCTTGAGCTAAAACGCCGATGCCATAATCAATGCGGCCGGCAGCGCTAATCTGAACGCCAAAAAAACCACCGGCAACCGTCTGGGCTACACCAGTACCCAATACTCGCGGCGAGGCGATAACGCCCGCCAGTGAACCCACTGTCCCTGAACCGTAGTGGAACGCATAATCAAGTGCGCCAACAACCGCATTGAAGTTCTTAGTGTTTCCGCTTTTCATCTGGCCGATTGCCCAATTGCCAACCGCAAAGCCGACAGTGTCATTGCCCGAGGGGTTGGCTTCGTGCAGGTTGTAAATCGCTTGTCGTGCAGCATCTACGTCCACGCTAGCGCTATAGGAAACCAGCCCGGCCGCGAATGTCTGCGGTTGGGAAAATGTTTGCCCCCGGTCGACGTAAGCTACATTGGACGGTACGCCAATCTGCACCCCGTTTAGCACGACATTAGAAACTGCGTCGTTGACCCAACCGAGCACCGGGGCTTTTATTTCTTTTAGAACTTCCTCGATGTTAATTGCCATTACTGCAACTCCGTTATCTCGAGCTCGTTACCTCGGTCGCGGGTGCGCACAATCCGCAATTCGTTATTTTTTACGTTGTACTCAACTTCGTCAATAAAGACTCTGGTAGTAGGAACCTGGGCCAATTCCAGAGCGTGAATGACGGCCCATTGCCCATAGGGTAACTTGTGTGCCGGTTTGGGCGAGGTGTAATCGATGCCATATAGTTTCCCGTCCTCGCCCAAAATGAAATCATCAGCCGAGCCGGATGTTGGTTCTTGATAGACGACTAGCTGTCGTGCCGAGTTGATTTTAGTCAACAATCGCTTGTTGGCTGTCGTGCCTGCTCGCGCCAGGTCATAGATAATCTGGCGCCCCGTCTCCGTGCCGTCGCGGTAAGGCAGGGTGCGCAGCCCAGAAGTATCATCGATGATTGTTCCGGTTATAAATTCCCCGACGCTGCTCACCACACTCGATATTTGGGTTGTGGTTTCGACAACCCCCGACACTCGAAAAATCAAATCGGCATTGGTGGGACGGCTGACCCAGCCGAGGGTCGAATTGGTATAGAGCGTCATTGTTCCGGCTGCGTAGTTCAGGCCCGTATCAACACCCACCAAGAACGAATCTGTGCCGACTGTGCCCCTTGAGATTTGTATCCCGTACACCGAACCAAAAGACACCTGTGCCTGAGTGCCCATCACTGCCGTTACCCAGCTCATGTAAGTGGGTATCTCGGCGGGCGTGATCGTCCCCGTTGCCAGAAGCGTATCCGGTGTGCCGCCAGTAACCGTATACAAACTCACGATGACATTGTCGCCTGGCACGCCATTTTTTTGAAGGCGAATATCCACCGCCGCAACATAGAAGGGGTTGTTAGTTGATAGCTGAAACGTCTGGAATATTTTTTGACCAACATGCTTAATGACCACGCTTGCCCCGGCCGCTTCAGTGGCGACGTTCGTCGGGGTTACCGTCACCTTGCGCCCCGGCTCAGTCGATGTGACCACCTGCCAGGCTTTATTATTGCTTGCGCTGCCCTCAACGAAAAAGTAATTGAATGGCGGGGCGGTCCCCAGTAGCATCCCGGCGGAGGTGTCCTCAATAAAATCACTGGCCGTGAACGCAACAGAGGTCTTGGCGGCCTGCCCAAACCCTAACAACTGAAGGACCTCACTGGTTACCGTATCATTGCGCTCAAAGCCCGCGCTATTGCCGGTGTCGTTGGTGTAGTAACGCAGGCTCATGGTTTCAATCCAACCCTTGCAATTCAAAATTGCATAAGCTTTTTTGCTGCCCCGGTCTACCGTAGTACCAACGCTGATTGGGTTGGCGAGGTTCGCCAAATTCTTAGCGAGTTCAGCCGAAGCCGCCACAGATGAGAGATTGCCCGCTCTAATCCGTTTTTCAAATGTGCCATACTCCGAGATTGAGGTTGAGTTGGATGTAAAACCCGTCTCGGCTTGAGTGCCTGCCCCCGAGAATTGCTGATTGATGGTCTGTTGTAAATAGATGAGATTGATTTTATTCGCCATCCCATCCAGGGTTAAGCCGTACTTTATCTTGCTCGAATAGACAATGACGCTCCATAGACAGCCCAGCCAGACCGGCTCATCGTCGGCGGCGAATATCTTAACCCCGCCACGCAGGTAGATTAGCAGATTTTGAAGAGCCAGCTCCGGCCCTTCGACTCTGATTCGAGCGTTCTTAAATCCGCCGTCCGTTGAGGCTCCGTAGGTTTCAATCGAGACGCTAAACGCGCTCAGGTCAATGACCCGCGAGAGCGTGCGGTCGGTAAGTTCCAGGGTTAGCTCAGGCGTCACGTTCATAGCGTGATAATGCGCGGGCGATGAAATGCTTTGAGCGTCATTGTGCGAGTAATGGCGGCGGTTGCATCCGTGCCATCGTGCAGGATGTATAGACGCTGGAGTACGCCGGGCGTAAGCATAATTGGGCCACCGTAGCCGACATACACACGCTGGCGACTCTCGACATATAACCCACCGTCAATCATGTTGTCGGTGATAACCCCGGTTGAAGCCGGGATACTCACCAGCGTCTCGTCGATAGGCTTGAGATAACGAAACGATGAGCCGTAACCAATGACCGCCAGCTCGACAAAATCCAATACAAAATCTCCCGTGCCCGCGCTGTCTTTGCCCTCAATCACGAGCTTGATAGCCCCGTAAGTGGTAATGCCCTGGTTGGTGGGCGAGAACAGGAGCGTTGCTAAACTTTGCAGGCTATCACTGCTGTTGAGTGTCGTCCAATCTGAGCGGGCTACAATCGCAGTTGTGACCGAGTCTTGCAGGCTGGCCCGCAGCCGAATTGTTGAATTATTGGGCGGGGTCGAAAATCGAAGCAATAACCTAATCCAGGCATTTGGGATTGTCGCCACTTGGGCCGTGCTCAGTGTGCCGGTAAAGAGCGCCGTGCCCGAAGTGTTGGGTACATTGGTCACGGTAACCGCTGTGCCGCCCGAGGCCGTGGCGACCGCCCCCGCTGTGCATATCCCGCCCAGCGTGAACGCCTCAGCCTCAATGATGTGGGAGAACACTGTACCCTGTGCGCCGTGCGCGGTGTAGACACGCCTGCCCGCATTGGTCGCAAATGTGTGAGTGTATTCAAGCCGGGGCGGGCAAGGCAGCACGCCCAGCACGCCGCTGGCGGCCATCTCTACGTAGTTCTGCCGTGTGTTCGGCGTTGTGCCGATGCCATCATTGCAATTGAAGATTTGCAGCCCGCTCGTGTCGGCTGTGCCGTTGGCGTTGCTCAGCGGTATCTGTCGCTCGGTGTTGTCTTCCCAATAGAAACGCCGGGTCCAAGCGATGTTGACATTGACTTTGTAGTTCGTGAACCAGCGCCCATAGTTAAGTGAATCATCTTGGGGCTGCATCTGAGCCGCCAGTATCTCGCTGCGATAGGCTGTGCCGCCGCCGTCCGGTTGATGCACGACAAAAACGCGGCTGCCGGTATTGGTAACCTGGCGCTTATAGGCGTTGACGCCCAGGCTGGTTTCGAGCGCTCGATACGCTGTCTGAATGGCTGCCGGGTTTGCGCCGCTTATCTCGACCACGGCGCTCTCGGTCACGGTCATGCTCTGGTCGTTGGCGAATATCATCGCCGTGAGTGCTTCAGGTGAGGCCTGGGGCGCGCGGGGCGTGTAAGAGATAAGGCGCTTGCTGGCGCTATTAAGCGTGATTGTCCCGCCGCCATCTTCGACGATATTTAGAACGTGAGCCATATTACCCCGCGAGGATTGCGGCCACTTCCCGCGCTAATATGTGTATGTCGGTTTCGTCTCGGACAATGACCTGACCGATGATAGGCTTGTCGCCGCCGCCCCCGCCCCCGCGCGGAGTTACGTCTACGCGCTCGCCGGGTGCGAGATTGACCGTGTACGGGCGGTCACCGCTGCCCGTACCGGGCACGATGAACGAGCCGCCAGTCGCAAAACCACCGTGCGTTGGTCGGGTTTCTTGCCCTGGCTTGATAACCACTGGCGCATCACCGCCTAGACCGGCTTCGCCCTGCTGGGCCGCCACATTGATGCGAATATCTTTCGATGAGGGCAGGCCGTTGATGGCGTTGCCCAGGTCGCGCACAACTCCGGCCGCCGTAGCAGCGCCTGACGCCAACCTAGCGAGCGAATCAAGGTACTGCGCCTGAGTAATGTTGCCTAACTCTAGTTGCTTGGTCAGGAACCCAATCGCTTCTTTGCGCTCAAGGTCTTGTTGGGTAATCGTGCCGTTGATAAGTCCGATTTGAGTCTCGATGCTTAGGCGGGTTGCTTCGCCTATATTAAATTCACCTAATGCCTGAGTAGCCTCGGAGTAGACGGTAGCTTGCTTGGCTAAATTTGCATCTATCTCGGTTTGCGACAATTCATCCGCAGCTAGTTTGGCGTTGTGCATTTCAACGGCATAATTATCGGTTGCTATAGATGCTATATCTGTGGCTGCGCTTGTTATGCCCAGGCGGTCATTAACCATTGCCAGCGCTTCGTCCGATGTTTGTAGTCCAGCTTGAACCCTGAACCCGACGAGTGCGTATTCTCCCCAGCTCATCACACCGGCGTCTATGGCAGATTTCATTTGACCCAACAGCGCCAGGCGCTTATTTTCTTCTTCTAAAAAGTTGGACAGCGTTGGTAGAACCTCATTTCCAACGGTGACTTGCAATCCCTTTAATGAATCTTGAACACCATCCATCTGGATCTCGTAGTTGCGGGCCGAGTCAAGAGCTGCCCCACTTAATACCAAACCGGACCGCTCGGCACTCTCCGTCATCTGGTCAATAGCCTGGGCACTCTGAAGCAAAATCGGAGTCATCTCCAAGCCCGCCCGCCCAAAATTTTCCAACGCAAACTTCGCCCGTTGGGCGGGGTCGTCTATTTCCTGATATTGAGTCGCGAGTCTCTTAATGCTATCAATACTGGGCGCAATCCCATTTTTTGCCATCTCGCGGAATGCGGCTTGAAGCGTGCCTGTTGATACCTTTACGTCGTCGGCTACCTGTAATAATTTCGATGATTCCTCTGCTGATAATCCAAACGCTTGCGCGAGGCCGCGTACCTCGGAGGCATAATTGATTGCCTCGCCTGCGGTGGCGTTGAATATTTGCCCAGCGATTTCAGCGCCTTGCTTGGCCAGGCCAATGGCACTGCTTAATTCGGTGAAGGAAAATTTAGCGCCGCCAACGCCCTTTGCAACTTTATCCAAGCCGTTTTCTAGGCCGCTGGTATCTGCGCCAATCTCGGCGTATAGCGATGCAATTTTCTCTGCCATTATCGACGCGCCTTTATCTCCCCATCCCGGATTTGTAAGTACTCGTGCAAATCCGCGATGGACATAGAGTCAACGTACTCCAACGTCCAACCAAACACTCGCGCAAGTTCCCAGCGGAGCCACTCGTCCGGCAGCGGGTGACCCACGTACAACGCTAGGAAGGTGCGCTTACTGAGTTTGGGTCAGCCAGCGGCTCCCGCGCTTTCTTGAAAAACGCCTGGGCCAATCTGCGCCAGTCCGGAAAAGGCAAACCACTGACTTGCTCAGGCGTTAGCCCGCACGTCGCGCCGACCAGCGCATCATCTTGGTCATTGGTGAGCTTGCCGCTGACCAATTCGGAATACTGTCGGCGCGATATTTTATGCAGGTCAAAGGTTATCTCTCGCCCATCGCTCAACGTTACATCAGGCATTTACTCCGGCCTTTCTTAGTAGTTCCCTTGAGTGTATGTTGTGCCGTCACCCATGAATGAGGCGGTCAGTACCGAGATGTCATTGTAGACATACTCCTGGGCCACACCGCCGCTAATAGCGCTCATAGTTGTCTTGGGCTTGTTGGTTGCTGTACCCTCTGGCCCAACAATGACAGTTCCTTGTACACCCTCGGCCAGCGCAGCGAGCACAGCCGTCCCGCTGGCCTGGGCTACGAGTTCGATATCGATGCTCGCATCCTTGACCGCCGGGTATTTCACCTCGCGGGGATCGCTGCCCGCCGTGCCGACAATCGTTTGCACCGATGGTTTGATTGAGCACTTGCGATAGTCGCCTTGCAAGGTCACTGTGCCACCGCTCCAAATCCAAGATAGAACTACAGCGCTTCCTGAAAATTCTGGCATTGCTTATCTCCTTATGTCTTCTCGGCTCGGATGCGGTAGTACGCCCCGGCCATCCACGTTTTGAAATTCGATGCGTCAATCTCTACGTTTGCGAAATCTCGCTCGCGTGAAATCCAAAAGTTCGCCCAGCCCGAAATAGTCAGCGGCTTCATGTGCAGCGCCGCGTCAATCTGGGCGTCGATGCTCCCGGCCATTGAGGCATTGACTGACGAGTAGCCCCGAATAAACACCAGTAAATCTTTAGTCCGGTGGGCCGATTCGTTGTCGTCGCCACCGGCCTGAATGTTGAACACGACATAATCTAAACTGGCATCGTCCGGCGCCTGAATGTTGTAAACCGACGTTGTGCCGGCCAGCAGCGCGGTCAGCCCTGAAGTGCCGGTGAGTTTCGAGTACAGCGCAGCGGGTAAGGCGTTAGCTAGGCTCATGCAAACAACTCCACCCACTGAGATTTGTAGACCGGCATCGCTTCGCTAACGGCTGGCGTGAGATAAGGCTGGGCGGCCATCCGGCTGGTGCCTAGCTCGACGAACGCCCCATACTCCACGCCGACAATTACCCACCAAGTGTAAATTTCCACCTCAACCGCCTCGATGCTATTCTTGAGAGCCCCGGTGTCAACGGGTGCATTGACCTGCGCTTTACCCTGAACATCAAAGGCCCCGCTCTTGATAATCCGTTTCGCGCGCGGGCGTAACTCTTTCTTGAGTTCTTCCAGCCGGTCAAGGTTTATCCTGACCCGCAGCCCTGTGCCAGCGATAACTTGTTCAGCCATTACACCCGCTCCAAATGCGCCCGCAGGCTGATGGGCCAGGATTTGTCATAGTCCACCGAGATAACGTTATAGTCATAGCCACCATGCACAACTCGATTGACGAGTTCGGCAATGCTGGTATCCCAGGGCACAGTCAGCCTAAACCCCGAGAACACCTGAAGCGCATCGCCCACGTTTGAGATTTGCCCGCTCAGATTATCCAAGCGGCACGCCACTGTGCCCGAGGCCGCCCAGGTTTCGGTAAAACCGCCTTCGCTGTTCTGAACGTTGGTGAGCGTCTGAATGACGCAGGTGTCAGGCAGCAGCAACTCAAGGTCATCTCGCATTGAGGCGAGGTCGGCAGCAGAAAGGGCGGTCACTGTGGATACCTATTGCTTGGCCTGACGTAATCAGACGGCACGTCGCTGCGGTACATCGTGACCGTATTCGCGCCGTTCACCCCCGACAGCCCCTCGTAATACTGCGCCATCTCCAGCGCATTCTTTATTTTCTGGCTGCGGCTGACGCTGTGGTTGTCAGTCGAGAAATCAAACTGTTCCGCGAAGGCGCTCGCCTTCATGCGCCACACATCGGCGGCGGCCGCGTTCAAGTCGTAGGCTCGGCCCGTCAGCAGGTAAGCCGTGCCGCCTTGATTGGCCGCAAAAGTCACAATGCCGCGAGCGTAATCGGCTGACCAGTTGGCTGTGCCGCTGTCGGCCCCGGTCACATCTTCGACGACAAAGATAGCCGTACCGCCAGTGGTCTGCTCAAAGTTGCGGTACTGGCTGCGGTATTCCTTGAAATGGATTGTCCCGCCGCCCTTGCGCTCAGGATGCACCTCAAGCAGCTCCTGGTATACGTCAATCCGGTGCCGGTCGAGAATGACCTGCATCTGGTCACCGTCCCAAAAGCTGGCTGTACCAACGGAGTAATCGGCGGTGCCAGCGTTGGTCATGCCGCGCAGTTGTTGAATGAGGTCCGATAGTCCTGCTCTAGCCGTCATTGATGCCTCCGGCCGCCTGGCCCGCTATTGCGTCTCTCTGTTGGAGTTCATGCGCGACCGTTCGGCGCAGCCCCTCGGTGATGCTTGTTTCTGCCTTCCACCATGACGCGGCTTTTGATGAGTCGAGCCTGACGTGCCTTGCTTCTCCCGGCTTCTCTGGGCCATGCTGAAACACTGGAAGCGATTCGGTCAGTCGGGCGAGTTCGTTGCAAATCATCCCAACATGTGTTTCGTTTCCAGTACCGCAGTTGTAGACGCCCGGTATTCGCTGCTCGGCCGCCAGCACATTCGCGCGGGCGATGTCGCCCGCGTACACAAAATCTCGCGTCTTGAAGCCGTCGCCGTTGATGATGAACGGCTCACCGCGCAAGAGATACCCAAGGCAATGCGGAACCAGTTGGTTCTCGCCTACTTTGCGTTGACGTGGACCGTAAACGTTGCCATAGCGCAGCACCGCACAACTCAAGCCCGAGTTGAGCAGATACGCCTCAGCGGCAGCTTTGGCGATCCCATAGGGCAGGTTGGGCGCAACCCAGTCGGTTTCCCGGTGCGGTGGCTTGCCGTTTGAGTCGTAGACCGCACTGGTTGACGCCATCACTACGTAAGCGCCGACCGCCTTAGCCGCCCCAATCACCGCCAGCGTGCCCAGAATGTTTACCGTCGCATCTTCTACGGGGTCGTCAATGCTCTTGCGCAGCGAGGGCTGGGCGGCCAGGTGAATGATTGCGGCGGGCTTGAAGTGCATCACCCATTCCCGCATATATAAAATATCCGTCAAGTGAAACTCGGCAGCCGGGTTTATGTTCTCTGGGTGCCCACTCGATAGGTCATCAATAACCATCACCTCATGCCCGCGCGCGATGAGTAAATCGACGGTATGCGAACCGATAAACCCTGCGCCGCCTGTGACTAAAATTTTCATAAGTGATGCCTAAATAAAACTTTCTGCCCGGTGTAATATGCGCCATCGGGCCTAAGTTCACCACCTGCCGGCAGTGGATAGCAGCCGTGCATGTGGAAGGTGTGCGGCAGCAGGCGCGGCCCAATCCCATCAGTGGTCAGCGCATAGCACAGCCCCCATTGTTGCTTTGCGTAGTGGCTGAATAACTCATCTACCCAGGGCCAGACCTTAATATATTGGGCGTTGAGTGTGCGCCAGGTCAAACGCCTGGCGACGATAACCCCAAAGTTATAACAAGTGATTTTCTCCCACTGGTCGGCTTCTTCGGGCTGAATATATCGGCGTGGCCCAAGCCTGGGCGCTTCGGTAAATAGCGTGTCATACTGACCTGCATTCCACACCAGGCCGACTTTGCCAGCAGGCCAGCCATGCAGCAGGCTCAGTTCGTTGGGCGTGAATGGCCGCTGTATAATCACATCGCCATCGGTAAATATAATTACTTCGTTATCATCGCCCGAGACAACCTTGAGAAAATCTCCGTTTTGCAAATGGTCGAGCGGCGCCGGGATGCTCATCAGCTCACGGTCGAAGCGAACAAACTCAATCCGGTCAAGCCCAACTCGATACTCTGCCGGCGCGTCACAATCCACCGTCACCAGCACGCCACCGCATTGGCTATTGGCGTTCAGGCTCTCCAGGTAAGGCCGGATGCGGGGCAAGTAACGCTCGTTAGACGAGCAAGCGATTTTCATTTGTACCCTTGCATGTAAAGCGAGATTGCCATATAAGCCGGATTGTCTAACTTGCAAAAGTTAGCCCGTATCACATGCCTGAAGCCTGCGCGTCTCATCGCTGTCTCTAAACTCTCTGCCGTATAGGCGTAATGATGTCGCATGAATGGATTGGGCTCACCGTCGCCCCCACCCATGAGTTTATTCAAGTCAGTGTGTTCGTAACCGTTCAACCGCTCGTAACTTTCGTCGTTGACGCAATCAATAAATAAATCCAGGTCCGGCACGGCCAGCCGCAGCCAGCCACCCGGCTTGAGTATCCGGCAACACTCTGCCAGAAAATCGGCCCCGGTCTGCTTGTCGAAGTGCTCAAGTACATGACTGGCAAGCAGGCTTTCGGCTGAAGCGGTATCAAACGGCCAGGGAAACACAGCCAGGTTATGATGCACGTCGGCCCGACCCACATCGACCGTTCGCCACCCATCAATTTTCTGTTCCCCTGCGCCCAAATTCAGCCGCATAGTTTTTTACACAGAGCGAGCGCACTCGCTATCGTCTGGTGCATGTCGTAGTAGCGGTATTCTGCCATTCGGCCCCCAACGTGCAGCCACGAGAGCGCATCGGCCATTGCGCGGTACTGGTTGTAAAGCGCTCGATTGGCCGCATCCTCAATCGGGTAATAAGGTTCGTTGCCGCCATCGTAGCGCTCAGGATATTCGCGGGTAATAATCGTGTGCTTCTCATTGGCCGGGTAAAAATATTTATGCTCAAGGATGCGCGTGTAAGGTACTTCGGCATCCGTATAATTCATCGTTGCGCAGCCCTGGTAACTCTGCTCTTCTACTCGCTCATGCTCAAATCTCAGGCCGCGATAGTCCAAGCGGCCCAGGTTGTAATCAAAATACTCATCCAATGGCCCGGTGTAAATCATCCGAAATGCCCGCTGATTGTCGCCGTGTCTATACGGCTTCTCCACTTCAACCGGCACACCGTCCAGCATCGCCTCAACCATTGCGGTATAACCCTCGACCGGCATGCCCTGATACTCATCACTAAAATAGCGGTCATCCCAATTGTGCCGGATGGGTATCCGCTTGATTACGCTCTGTGGCACTTCGGCTAGTGGCTTGCCCCACTGCTTTGCCGTGTAGCCCTCAAAGAATATTTCTCTAAGCGCCTGCTCGGCCTCTTTCGTTCCTGCCTTGACCCCAAGCTGCTGGCAGGTCA